GTAGTTCTTCGACACGAAGCCAACTACGTTCAAAAGCCATACCTTATCCTCAACAAGCCGACCGTTCGACTTTGAATTATTTGTATTAAATATATCCCAATATTTTTGCTACTCCACCTACCACACCAAGGGTAATTGAAACTACTGTAATATATTTCATGTATTTACTATATAACCATTCTTTAAACTTACTGGGTTCTTTTAATTTATCAATCTCTTTTTCGATTTGTCCTTTAATAAGATATAGCTCTTCTCTAACTAGCCTATTTTGTTCTTTAGCTTGAGCCACACCTTCCTTATGTTCTGTAAGGTCTGCGGTGTTTATCTCAACATCTCTTTTAATAACCATCAGTGTACCAGATTGGTGCATTAATTCATCACTATGTTTTTTCTGATCTTCCCTAACCTCTTTCAATAAATCATACAATATTTGTAAATCCATAGATAACCTCCACAAGTATTACCTTAAAGATTACTATTTAACCATTTTTTATGGGAATAGTCATAAATTTTATAGATTTTTTTATTATGGTTAAAGGGCTTACTCAATAAACCAGCAAGAGCTTGCTTCTCTTCTGTAGGATAACTACTTAATATCTCTGGGTTTCTAATTCTTTGGAATGATGTTCTAAATTTCTTATTTTTGAGGTCGGTATACCAATAACTAGGCTTAACTTTTTTATCTGTTATTTCCTTAAACCCCAAAGACTTATAAATCTCTCCATTACCAATCCTATTGTTGGAGTAAGATAGTATGGTTTTATCACCTAAAGACTTTAAAATCCTACCTAATCCACCATGGATGTAATAGTTATAATCGGTGGCAAATCTAGCTATCTCTAAGAATTTTAAATGACCGTTATTCCTAAAAGAAGCGCAACATATTAGCTCATTATTATAAAACAATCCAACGGCAAATTTTGAATTAGTGTGGCCATCAATATGAAATTTATTAAAGAAATCTCGATAATTTTTATTTTCATTAAGCTTTCTTAACTCCAATTTACTAGCTCTTAACTTAGTATCGGCAAAAATACCTAATCGATGTCTAATCATTGCCTTGATTAAATCCTTTTTATCCACCCATTCATCTGCAAATATACCGAATAATCGAATATTATTTTCTACACATTTCTTATATTTATTAAAGTGATAATTCTTATCTTTAAATAAGCTGCAATGCCAATACAAACCATTAAACTCTATAGCCAATTGCTTCTCAGGTACATAAATATCTAACTCAAGAGGGGATATTGCCGCCCTATCGTTCAATATAGGGTTAAAACCTAAAGTTTTTATGTACTCTAATATTTCTAAATTTTCCTTAGAAGTATAACACTTTGGACAGGAATTGATTTTCAATCCATTTAGAGTATGTTTGAAATCCCCGTGTATTGGACATTTTAAAGATAAGGGGGTATTTTGATTAACATAATCACTATTAAGCCATATATACTTACATTTAGTAATTCTTTCATTAACTTGTTTATTTGATAGTTTTGTTTTATCCTTTGTTGTTACTACCCCACATTTAGGACACCCATGACCTTGCCTGACGTAGTAGAATTTAGTTTTAAAACACCCATGTATTGGACATTTAAAGATATATTTATCAATAGATTTTTTATATATGGGTGATACAAGTGAGTATTTGGTGTGAGATGATAGCCACTCTTTCACCTCTTCCCTGCTCATCTGGTAGTTGTCACTACATTTAGGACATTTATGACCACTCTTAACCCTATCAAAAGTAGACTGAAAAATTCCATGTCTTTTGCATATTAAGGATATGGGAGTACTATTCCCCTTGTAGGTACTAAAAATAGGCTCGTAAAGCGTTTTTTCTCTTATGTAAGAGGTAACGTATTCAAGTGATAATATCTGTCTCTTGGAACACTCAATACCTTTACATACTGAACACCTACTATTTCTATTTTTGAAATTACTTAGGGAAACTTGATATATATGACCCTCAGTACATCTTAATTCCATTCCCCTACGGTCTTTGAGGTATATTTCCTTGATAAACTCTTGATTATTATCAGAAGCTAGTTTTTGTAAATCAGATATTGTTATTTTTTTTGACACAATAGTAACCTCTACGCATTATACCATAAAGATTACTATTAATGTATGTTTTAAAGTAAGTTTAAGAAATAATTATCCAATACCTTATAAGTGTTTAATATAATTAAGGAAGATTAACAGCATCACCTTCATCTTGAACTCCGCTTTCGTCATAAGCATGAGTACCTAGGTATGTTATCTGAATTCTTGAAGTTGCTTTAGCATTAGCTCCACTAGAATAATTTACTGGAATACAGTTTTGAACCACCATTATAGGTTGATCTGTATCACCTTGACGGTCAACCATTGCTAGTGTAATGCCTTCAAGTTGTAGTAAATCTTGTAATTTAGGAACCTGTGGAAGAACGTGCCCTCCATTTCCAATTAATCTAAAACCAGAACAATTGACAGTTACAGCTTCATAACTATTTACTGCTATTTCTGCCGGACTAAATCTACCTAGAAGCTATCAAAAATACCAACTAATACGTTGTTTACATAGACCTTAGCTCGTGAGCCGACAAAGACCTTACCCATAACACTCTCCTTATTTATTATCTAATGGTTTGGGGAGTTGAACTCTCCGAACTCTTATTTTATTTACGCCTCTGCACTACTTGATACCGCACTAATGTCAAGATTGATAGGTATGAAGTATATTGCAGTTGCTAATTTAATCTCAACTCTGACTCTCATTATTGGGCCAACTATTTCAACTTTAGCATTTTTAAATGCCAAAGGGGCATCGCTACTTGCAGCAATAAGTTTTTGTTTTTTATAAGCATCCATTTTAGAAGCTATAAAAGAAAGGGCTGTAGAGGCATCAACATCAGCAAGAGATTCACCAACGAAAGCTATTTTAAAGCTTAGAGATAAATCAAGAGATACTAAGTCAGATGCGTACATTGCCTGAATACTATTATATACGAAGTTAGTGTCGACTCCATAAGTAGTTTGGTCGGATACCCATTTGTTACCAACAACTGCTTTTTCTAGGAAAAGTAATCCAGCATCTAAAGCATCTTCAATATCGCCAGGGTTTCCACTATCAAAATCGGTTGGGTCGGTAAAACCAATTACGTTAGCATATTTATTTACTATTGCTTTATAGAATCCAGCTGCTTGCATACCAGCTGCTATAGTGGCGGTGTGCCATGGTAGGAAACTAACAGTCACGCCTGCGCTATTAATTTGACTACTTTTTTGAAAACAAAGGGAAACTCTAGCGTTAGAAAGTGAACCGGCTTTTGTTTTAGAGTCGGCGTAAGTTCCCCAATAACTACAGAAAGCACTTCGATGTTTTTTAATCTTAGCAGTTGACATCTTAAGAACGTGAGATTTGACAAGAGCATTTACAGCGTCTATTGTATATGTAGATGAACTATCAGTTAGACCATCTACAATATCGTAAACCGCATCTCTTGAAAACAATGGTACTACAAAGTTTACATCAATACCTTCTAAGTCAGCTATAGCACTTACTATATTAGCCGCTGAAGTCGAACCTTTTAATCCACCGGTTAAATAAGAAACTGAAGTCATTTTTAATGGAAGACCAACAACAGCCGTTGATTCAAAATCTATAGATGCAGATTCGGACATTTTTTGTTCAAAATTATATACAGATTTTTTAATTCTTCCAGCTTCGATACTTGCACTACCAGCTATACCAATAGCTACTACTTGGTCAAGCACTGATGGGCTTTTTTGTGAAGAAGTAGAGACTGCGGATGCAGTATATCCAGTTTGAGAATTTATAAAATCAGCTAAGTCTTTAAGTGTAGTGTATTCAGCTAAAGTAATATCTAGATTAGCACCTAATCCACCAACAACTGTTGTAGTTAGTTTAGTACTAGTAATAGTTAAAGTACCTGAAGTTCCTTCGTATCCAACAGATATTGCAATATCACTATCTACTAGGAATTCTTCGTTTGTATTATTATCTTTTCTATTTACATTAACTTGTATTTCTGGCTCTTGGCTAGATACAACAATTCCAGCTTCACAGCCTATAGCTGCTAAATCACCAATGTTAGAATCTATCAATTCAAAAGAGCGTCCGTATCCTAAGATATTTGCAGCATCATCTGTAAGGTTAGCAAATGCAAATACTAATTGATTTCCACTAG